GACTACACCAGCGTCGGTGACACCACGCTCTACTTCATTGACGACGTTCGCAACAACGTGGACGAACTGTTCATCGACTGTGTGAGGACAGCCGCTCTCGGTGCAGCATCCCCAATCATCCCGACTGGACCTCTCCCGGCACCACAGGCCCGCTTCAGCGCGATGTTCCAGAACTGCTTGTTCCTCGACGGCGGGATCGTGGACAGCCGGAACATTTACTACAGCGCACCGGGCCTCATCGAGCAGTTTGACTCTGCCAGCTTCTTCACGCTGTCGGCAGAGGGCGGCGGCATCACCGCGATGTACAGCAACTACACGACCCTCATCGTGTTCCGCGAGCGGTCCATCGACGTTGTGACCGGAGACTACGCCTCGGGCTTCAAGGTCAACACCATCGCGAACGGCATCACCTGTCAGTCTCCCCACTCGGTACAGAGCATCCCCGGTCTGGGTCTGGTGTTCCTTGCCCTCGACGGCCTCTACGCGCTCACCGGAGGTCTACAGGGCGGGGCCATCAACGACATTGTGAAGCTGACGGGCAACCAAGACCAGACCATCGAGCGCATCACCCCGGACTGCTTCTCCAAGGCAGTGTCCTGCTACTCGGCACTGCACCGGGAATACCACCTGTACGTGCCCTACGACGGCAACGACCGACCGAACAAGGGCTTCGTGCTCCACGCCGACCGCATCGGACAAGGAAACCTGTCGGCCCTGTCCACCCGAGAGGGATTCCCGGTCGGAGCCATTGCGACCAGAGCAGACGGCACCATCATCTTCGGTCACAACACCGGGACCGAGGGTGTGCCCGTCGTGACCAACGTGCCCAACAGAGGGCTGTTTGTCATCTCAGGCAAGCGGTCCATGGGCTACGGCTTCGCTGCCGACGCGCTCTACCCTCTCGGCCCTCCGACGAGCCGCTACCGCTCAGCGTGGTTCGACTTCGGTGACGCTCAAATCAAGAAGCAGGTCAGCTACGTCACGCTCTGGGTGCTCACGACCGGTCAGCCGACCATCACCATGAGGCACTACAAGGACTTCTCGCTCCGGGGAGTCAGTGAGCGGACCTACGTGATGCAGCCTCCTGACCAGAAAGACCTCCCCGTCTTCGACACAGTGATCCTCGACAACAAGGGCATCTACGAAGACCACAGGCTTGTCCCGGTCCGATACTCCATCGCTCAGCAGTCCTGCTCTTGGTTCTCGTTTGAGATTGAGACGACCGACGACCTCATATTCATCGGCTACGAACTGGAATACACGACGAAGGGCACTCGCGTCGTCATGGGGAAACGCGCATGAAGAAGTGGACACAGCGCGAGTTGAGGACGGGTGGTGTTGTCGAGCCTTCTGCCATCAACGACGAGCTACGGGCACAGCAGTCCTCGATGACCACGCTTGACCGTGAGCAGTTCGATAAGGACTGGGTGGAGGACACCGACCTCAAGGACAACGCCATCTTGACCGCGACGGTCGCACCCATCTACCCGGCAGCGTCCTACGGGGAGCAGAGCCTCCAGACCGGTACAGGCGACGTGCCCGTCCACAGCTTCACCGGGATCACCGCGAAGATTGACCCCGGCTCATGGTTCGACCTGTCCTCCACAGCGGCAATCACGCTTGCGGGCTTCAGAGGTGGGAACCTGTTTGTCGAGTGGAGCGGCAATGCCTACGTGTTCCCCACCTTCTCGGACACGGCGAACCTTGAGTTTCCAATGAATCCCAAGTACCTCAACCTGAGAATCTTGGTGAACAACACCCTGCTTGCAGAGCGACGGGGGCCTGCCCTCCATGAGCACTTCAGAATCTTCGGCTCGATGAACTTTCCACCCGGTGACCTCAGCGTCAGGCTGCAAGCCAAGATGACCACAGTGGGACCGGACGACCCGCTGGAGAACACCACGCCGAAGGACATTCCGCAGGTCCACCTCTACAGCAACAAGTACCTCGCCATTGGACGGTTCCGCTAATGTCCAGAATCAACAGACCTCCAGTTCTCGATGGCGAGGGTATCGAGGCGACTCCGCTCAACAACCGGTACGCCGACTTCACCCAGAACGACATTAACGAGTTTAATACTCGCGATGCAGCCATCGACCTCCCACAGTTCAAGCGGACTGGAGGCAGGGGTTTCCTCGCCAAGACCGCGAACAGCGTGCAGGTCGGCAAGCTCGACTTCTACCACGCCGCTCCTGTGGTCCTTGAGGGGATGGACACCGCTCCGTCCGCTGCCTACGTCATCGGTGACGGGACAAACCCGACGCCGCTGGGACCGCTCGGGGTGGGTCTGGTGTCGCTCGACTCGACAAACCTGCTCCGGGTGTACTGGTCGCTCAACGTCAATCCCGAGTTTACCGGGACGCCATGGACAACCACGTCAGCCCCGTCAGCGAAGTACACCATCGCCAAGAACGGTGGCTCTACCGACGTGACGAGCACCAATGGAACGTGCTGGGTCATCTACCTTGAGTGGGACATCACCGGCCCGACTCTGGCAAACTTCGTCCCGGTGCCCGGTCAGGGTGACTTCGACACCCTCATCGGCGGTTTCCGGGGTGAACTGCTTGAGAACACTCAGGCAACGACCGTGGTGCCTTGCTGGACGACCTCATTCTCGGCCACAGGACGCAAGACTACCGGGGTCGAGGTGTCAAACAAGACGGGATGGCGCGGTGTGAGTGGCACCTACTACTACAGCGGCGCTCAGGGAGCCGTCAGCACGGTCTACGGGCTTCGGCTGGTCGTAAAAGGCCCCATGCACCCCTACCAGACCGGGGGCAGGAACTACCTCGTCCAGCAGCCGGACATTATGAACGACGATAGCGACAACGTGACGCTTGAGCACACTGTCGGTAGACTGGGTTTCATACTCCACAAGGTGAAGTGATGAGCTACACGCCCCCAAACACCTTCACCGCTGGCACCAAGCTGACCTCAGCAGCAGTCGAGGGCAACAATGAGGCCCTTCGGGTCTACCTGCACGGTGCAATCCCGGCAGCAGACGTAGCGACGGACGGGTGGATCGACACGCGGCACATTCAGCCACCGGTCTACAGCCCGTTCGAGGGGCTACAGCATGGCGTGAGCGGTCATCAGGGTGGTCAGTGGAGTCAGGGGCCGACTGTGAGGCTCACGTTCCTCACGAAGTACCTGACGGGCAACGGAGCACAGGGTAGCCGGTCTTGGCAGAGGATTCCGAACACCTCGTTCAAGGTTCAGCTTCAGCATCCCGCTTTTGTGCTGTTCCACTACTTCTATGAGGTCGAAATCGGCCCCGACACGTCCTCTGGCGGCGACCAAGTAGCGTCGGCAGACCGACAGGTGTGGGTCGGCCCGTATGTCGGCTCAAATCCCATTCAGAGCAGCCTTGTCGGCACCAGCACCATGCAAGAAGGTGCAAACCACTCCGGTCACTTCCGCACAAACCCGGTCGGGGCGAACTTTTCCTACCCAATCCGGGGCGGCTACGCTCAGAGAGACGGGACCATCATCATCGAAGACACGACACCCACTTTTCCGCGTCCTGTGGGCGAGGTGAACATCGGGCTGGTCGGTTTCAGCACCGTGGACCGCTCAGCAGTGGTCAACTGGTCCTGTGTCCTTGAAACCTTCTACATTTAGAGGCTGAGTCATGCCTATTGCAGCAACAACCCTGCTTATCGGTGGAGCCATCGCGTCCGCAACAGCAGCAGGAGCCAAGGCAGGGGGCCGTAGAGCCGCTGCCAAGAGGGCGGGCCTGTCTCCAGAGGAGCAGAAGGAGCTTGAGGAGCTTCAGAAGCTTCGCGAGACAGGTCAGCTTGGTATGACAGACGCCCAGCAGCAGCGTCTTGACCAGAGCCTCCTGACTCAGCGTGGCGGGATGATGAGGCAGCAGCAGGCTACCGCACTCCAGCAAGCCGCTCAGGCTGGCCCGGTGTCAGGGCGTGACGTGTTCCTTCGTCAGCAGACTCAGCAGGCTGGACAGCAGCAAATGGTCCGAGACGAGGCCGCACTCCGTCAGCAGGTCGAGGCATCAGCGGCAGAGCAGCAGCGGGCACGACAAGCGTTCCTCCGACAGCAGCAGATTGCCTCTGATATGGCGAAGGCACAGGCTACTGCTGATATGTTCAGTGACCC